GAGATATTTCCTGCGTAATAGCATCAATACGCTTGATTTCTTCGCTTTCGCTACGCTCCATTAATTTTCTCTATCTAAAAATTTTGTACTGTTGTCTCTTACAGGATTTTGATATACACTTTTAAAAAATGCACTTTGCTGTGCGTTTAGACATTCCTCTGCAATTGGAATATCTAATTCATGAATTAATTTAGCACCAAGCTCTTCTGTTTGTTCTTCCATATCGGCAATGTCTTTATTGCTCCAATAATTGTTTAAATAATCAAAATCACGTACATTGATGTAATCCCAGTCAGTACACATTGTTTTGTACAAACCTTCTCTTGCACCATGTATTGCCCAACGTCCGTTTTCAACATCAGCACCTACCATTAACCAAATGTATAACCTATGCAAGTTCTTCCAGTGATTACGTTTAAACCCTTGATAGTCTGGACGCACACCTTGATCTAGTGCCATTTTAACACCTTCACGGAAACCAGCACGCCATGCTTGTTGTGGTGTAGCATTGTTATGAATAGTGCTAAATGTGCCGTTCATTTGAATATATTGTGTATCCCAACAAAAATCTACTTGTGCATGTGGATTATCTGCAGGTGCATTCTCGTGTGTACGCATGTTTAACACATGCTGTTTAGGCCAACACTTTAGTCCGCCGTTGCCGTAACTAAGTCCGTTGATAATGTTTTTTGCAGTCCAACTTATAACTTTATTTGTTAAATCTGTGTTTTCGTCAAAGTCAATTACTTGATTTAAAAAGTCATCATTTATAATGTTATCAGCATCTACTGTAATAAATCTATCTGTTGTAGATTTTTCTGCTGCTGCTTTATGAGCACTGTCGCTACCTTTTACCCCACTAACGTGTTCAGCCCAAGGACATTTGCTAACTAAATCAGCATAATTTTTTTCTGCATTTGGTTCGTCATAACTTAAATAGATAATATCATAGTCAACAACTCTAAATGTACTACTCATTTACAACCTCAAAAAAGTAACTGTCAAATCTACGTGTAGTATACACTGAAATTTCATCATCGTCAAATTCAAATTTATCAGTAAAAGGTAAACTCATTGTTTCATCAAAGTTTAATAGTTTATATAGCACGTTTGGATCACTTTGTTTAGTCACACTAAAAAAGTAGTTACTCATATCAATTGTAATTTTTTGATCGTTAATTTGTTTTTCAAACGTTTTATCGATAGACAGTTGCCATTGATTTTTTAAATTATTTTTTGTAATTACTATTTGTTTTTCTTCTGGAACAGTTGTAGGTATTTCATATAAAAATGCCCACATCAATTTGTCATCATTGAGTTGCTTTTGACTTTTAATGTTATATTTTTTTTCTATAAAATCAAACTCAACTTTGTGTTCTAATAAACTACGCTTACCTGTAATAAAATCCTCTACCTCAGAAAAATCTACTTCTAAGTTTTGAAATCTGTCATCTGCTTTATTTGTAATTTTATAAATAGATCCGTCTTCTTCAAAGCACACATAACGTTTTATCTGCATTGTTATATTCCTAAATATGTTTCATATTTTTTTACAATATTACTTGTAACAAAATCTTTTTCAGTGTAATGGAAGATACCGTTTTGTTGATAATTGCCAATCTTTAATTTTAGTTCATTATCTAAATAAACACCTACTCTGTCTTGCCACCTATAACTAAAATTATCAACCCAATTTTGTACTTTTGGTTTCATATGTACAAAACTTGGATATCTAGTTTTGTTATTTGTAATTAAATGCTGATTATCCATTATCAAACTTGCTATTGCTGCTGTAATATCCATACTAGGATGCGGTAGGTGTTTTAATGAATTGTTGACCTGCATATAAAATTGTTGCCAATTATTAGTAATTAGTTCTAACCAATCATTAAACTCGTGTGCTGTGTCACTCTTTTTAAAGTAATGAAATCCGTTGTATAAATTAGGCAAATTAAAATTATAAAATATTTTTCTGTAATGAGAATCTTTTGGAATTTGTTCCCCTCTATATGTAGTAACAGTACTTGTATAAAATAGATCATAATTTTGTAGGAAATCAAACCACAAGGACAAATCATCTAACACAAGCATATCAGTGTCTATTACAGCGGTTTCAGTATATGGAATTGCGTGATAAATTTTCCAACGATTACTAACTTTCCAGTTTTCGTTTTCAGCGTGGTCTCCCCAAGGAATGTCTACAATATCATCAAAAACTTGTTTATACTTTGTAGGAACAGGATCATTTGTAATCAAACAAATTTTACTGTTTTTGTTTGTAGCCTTAATACTCATAGCTGCAAGATATGCTTGTCGCACGTAATCAAAATCACTGTTTTGTGCCAACATTGTAAAATTATTTGTTTTCAATAATTCTCTCCAAACTAAATTTGTTCATTACATGACAATTGCTGCCTTTTAATTTTACAGCAGTATATTCACCAAACCTATTTGTTTTCTGCACTAAAATTTTGATTTCGTCATCTACTATGTCAATTAATACATCTTTATCTATAGCATAAAACTTTTTACCAGGCAATGCACCTGCAAATTCTCCGGCTTGATAGCCATTCATAATGTGTATTGCCATACTAAATGCAAAATCATTTCTAAACACTGTAGTCCTAAATTGATACATGCTACGATAATGTAGATAATTTTCATGTATGTGTTTAATTAAATCAAAAAATATTTTTGTATCTTGAGATTTTCTAAAAAAGAATACTGTTGCCCAGTAAAAATCAACACTAGTATCGCTTACCCTTTGGAATTCAGGAGTACCTGTATGTATTCCTACGTGTGTAGCATCTTTATAGATTAGAAAGTTTTTGTTTTGTATAAAACAATTATTCAGTAAATTATTTGAAATAATAAAATCTGTGTCCATAACAATAGTTTGTTCATAGGGAGTTAAATCATATGCAAATGCTCTATCGTTATTGTAAAATTTTGTTATTTTATCATACATATCGCCGTCACAATGACGCTTAGTAGTGCTTTTTGACACTGATAATGTAGATGGAATAATTTGATCAAATACCTGTGATTGTTCTTTTGTTAATTTATTGCTTGTAACTAAACTAACTGGTAATTGTAAATACTTTGTTATACGTTTTGCCAAATAAACTGCTTGTTTTACATAATCAATACTTCCATTGTTATTGGCAAATAACAATACACCTTTGCTCATAAATTAACAACACTTTCTACAGTTCTGTTTTTCTTTAATTGATTGTATTCAACAAGATAACTATTTGCTGCTTCAAAGTATTTTGTAACAATTTCACTTAAAAAGTTTTTTAAATCATCAACTGCAATAGGCAAATCATTATCATCAATCAAAATAGTTTCGTCTTGATTGAGACTAACAAGACTTTGACAAAAACTTACAAGTCCTTGTGTAACTGTAAATTGCCCGCCATTGTAATAATATACAAGATTTTCTTGATATTGTTCTTTCAACAATCTTTTTTGATTGTTAAGTGTAATCATATAATTGCTGTGATCAAGTGCTTTCTGAAGACGTTCGTCCATGTATTCCTCCTACATAATAGTATTATATAGTAGTTTTTATTTAATGTCAATTAAAAGTCGGAATTTTTTACACCAGTTGGAGTTTCTAAAACAATACCATTATATGTTACACCATCATATACAAATGTACTGTTTGGTGTTTTTGTATAAACTGTGCTAGTTATATTTGCAGTAACACTTTCATCAATTGGTACTCCTGGATCTGTTTCTCCCGGGTATCCTGCTTGTCCACCTGTACCTAAGTCGGCATCATCGACTTCTATTCTAAATTGTAATTGTGTTGCACTTGCAAATGCACTATTGGTTCTTGCGTAAATTCTAAAAACGTTGTCGTCGTAAATACTTGTACCAGTAGGATCACCAATGCCTGGATTACCTATAGTAGATCCACCAAATTTTTCAAATATTTTTGTCCATGTAGTACCGCTACCAATGGTAGCATTACTATAACCAGTACCCGACCCTGGAGAAATAGCTTCGCATTCCCATGTGGTTTGATTTCTGCGTCTAAATCTTACTGTTCCAGCACCTGATAGTGTTTGAGCCCAATCCCAGTCTTTTGTATTTGGTGTTCCTGTGCTGCCGCCTGTTGCACTGGCTTGGAAAAGTATTTCTCCGCCAGCTGCAAGGTAATAAATTAATCCATTGTGACTACCAAAATCTACAGTTACTTCATGTCTAATAACCTTAACTGGATCTGAACTGCCTCCAAACTGTGTAGTTCTTGTACTACTTGTGCTAGTACCGCCGGCAGTTTCAAGTGGCTCTAAACCTGTAAAACTACTGCTAGGAAATTCTGTGCTTGCATGATTAAATGCTAATACCGAGTCAGCAATAGTATCTAGATCTAATTTGTGTTGCCATTCAATTAAATCTCTATTAGGAATGTCAACATCATTTGGATATGTAGTTTTTCCTTCAAATTCAGTTGGAGATATATCTGTTGCTAATGATCCATAACAATGATTATATCCTGCTTGTAAGTCTAACCACAAATTAAAGTGCTGATCTTCTGTAACAATGTCACTTACACCAAGTGTACCTCCTCCAACAACTTCGTCACTTGTAAAGTTTCTACCATAGCCACCACTTGTAGTAAGAGGTGTAGTCAAACTAGGGTATTCTACATATACCGAAACACTGCCTAAACGACCAGCAACAAGTTCTCTAATTGCATTATAATGTGATGCTAATATTGGAGTATTTTGAGCCATTTAAAATCCTTTTGTACATTTTAATACATATTTTTTTTCTTGTCAATCATAATTCGCTAGTTTTGACATATGCTGGTGCATCATTACTCACATAAGATCCTGAGGCTCGTAAATGAGATACACTACTTGTTAAAACTCCAGCCACATATTCGTCAGCACCCCCAGTACCTACATCTAAATCCCAAAATACAATATTAAATGTAATGGTAGAATCTGTTTTATTTTTTGCTTCTACATACCAATTATTTTCAGCATACGTTCCGCTAGGATCGCCTTCTTTTAAATAAATTTTTTGATATGTATCTGTTAAATCTTCATTGCCAATAGTATACGCTGTACCACTTCCTGTTGTAGCAGTTGCAGCTCTACCAAACTGAACTTGTCCACTATTATCAAGCATTGTTTCCCATGCTTGGTTTTTTGCTAAGTCGGCACTACCTACTGCACTGATGTCAATACTTGCTTCAAAACGTATTTGGCCGCCTGCATTAAAAAATGCTCTACGTTCGTTTGCAGTTGCAAATCCAACATCTATTGTATGATTTATTTGTTGAGGTGTAGCAGTTCCTCCCCAAGGACTAGCTAAACCGTTTTTAACACTGTTTACACCAGCTGTTTCTGCAGTTGCTTGTGTAGGGTGTATTATGAATCTATCATTTTCTAATGTGTTTATTAATGATTCGTATGCAGCATATAATGCTTCTTCTATATCATCGTTATCAGTAACATTATCGATTGTTGTTGGAGTAGTTCCGTTTATGTGTACATAAACTTTTTCAAAATCTGTGTATAGACTATTCATGTGCAATGCAAGCACTATTGTTTCTGGTGGCTGAGGTGTACTAGAAACTGTTTGATTATAACCTTTGTCTCTATTTCCTACACCTAATAAACCTGCTATCCTACCTTGTAATTCATTATATCTTGCTGCTGAAACTATTTCTGGCATATGTTATCTCCGTTATAGTACTTATACTTTCAGCACACACTCTACTAATTTTTCTTCTGGGTTTGTATTTGTTTCTAGTGCAATACCAACAAGTGCTCTAGTTGCAGTTGTTGTGCATACACCATCTTCCCATGCATACACAGGAGTGCCTTTTTCAACTACACCAGTGCATCTTACAGGTACACGACCTTTTAATGCAATAGCTTGGCCGTCAATATCTGCATTCATCAAGTATGCTGGATTTTCACTGATAACACCAATTGCTAAATCACTTGATCTTGCTGGTCTTGTTTCTGCACTTACATCTGCTTCTTCTACAAATCTTTGTGCAGATACAGTCATAACAGTTCCTACCGGATGTTCAATTTCTGTGGTGTATTTTTCAGCTAAGTCTGCATACTGTGCTTGTGTAGCAGTTCCGTTAAAGAAACGTGCTGTTAAATCGCCACTGCTATCTCTTGCAGCAATAGTATTTGGCGTTGCTGCTGTGCTTGCACTACGTCCTGTACCGCCTACATCTACTGTGTTTGCTTTTGTAGCATTACCGTTAAATGTTACAGCATGTACTTCAGCAAATCTTGCAGTTTCACTACCAATATTATACACAGAAGTTGTTTCTGGATATATACCTGCAATTTCTCCTGAAACATTTCTAATGCTAACAATATTAACAGGTGTACCACCTAAATTTTCTGTTGCTCCAAAGACAATTTTATCTCCAATGCCATTTTGTATTAATGGTGTTACTGAATCGGTGTCTATTTTTACAATTAAATCATTAGTATCGCCTACTGTAAATCCTGCATCTGCAAAACGAGCAATACTGGTAAAATTTGCTGTAGTTGCAGTTAAAAAGTCACTTGCAGTTTGTCCGCCTAATTTTAATGAATTACTTACAGTTCCCCAATAAATTGGTTCGTTTGCCAAACCAGATACATCTTCGTCTTCTGCGTTGACTGTAACACCGGTTGATCCTGTGTTTACAAAAGTTATACCACGCTTAATTGTGTTAAATCCAGTTAAAACAGGTGTACCCGAGGGTTGAGTGGTAGCAAGCGTAAATTCTTCATTTGAAATAACGTAAATGGCAACGTCATTAATTAAAGCAACGATAATTGTTTTTTCTATGTTATCTGGTGCCGATAATACATTAACACTAAGCATCTGTGTTGTACCGCTACCAGCACTTTGAGGACCAACAAGAATAAACTCGCCACCGGCAGTTTTACCATACAACTGATTGCTTGTGCTCGACCACCATAAATCGCCTTCGTCTAAGCCAACCGGTTCTGTTGCACTAACTTCTGTACCGCCCGCAGTTTTCCATGCGCTGCCTGTATAAAATTTTAGTTTTGTTGTACTTGCGTCATACCAAACTTGTCCATCAAGTGCTTTTACAGGTGCAGTTGTACCGCTAAAATTTTCTAACAAATGAAGATAGTTTTCATTTTGTACTTCGCCGTAACCACTATAGTTTCTACCAACAAACTTGATGTCTGTTGTTTGATCAATTGTGCCGTCCTCAACAACTGTTAGTTGTGTGCCGTTAAATCTATTTACAATATATGCCATTATTGTTGTTCCTCGTGCTTATGTTATTTATCGTTATACCGCTGATGTCTCAATTACGCCTGTATTCACATCCCATAAAGATGAACTAATTTCAATTGTGATTACTCGTCTTGTTACAGTTAGTGTAACTGTTGCAGTAGGATCACTAATAGCAAAGTCTCCTATAACATTAACGTTTTGTACACCGGCACTGTCAACAGCAGTTAGTGTTTTTGTTATACCTGATTGTACATCAATTGGATCTGTTGTAGCTTCTGTATAGTATGCATGAATTTTTGCAACTGTGCCATTTCTTTGTGTTGTTGGAGGAGAAATTTCTGCCAACATAGTTGCAATTTTAACTATTAATGCATCGTCGCATGTACCGTCGCCGTATGTTCCAGGATTATATGTAGTGCCTAAACCTGTAACGTCTACTCCAAATACAACCGGAGTTTGTAAAATCGAATCGTCTAAATATTTTTTGTTTACAACATCACCGTTGTCTGTTGGGTCTGCTACGTTTTTAATTTGTTTTGCGTTTGTTAATTCAATAGCATCAACACTGGTAATTTGTAATCCAGCTGTAGTTGAAATTGTATCTTCGGTGATTGTCATTGTTTCACCGCCTGCAGGACCAAGTGTTAGATTAACAAGTTTTCCTACAGTTCTAAGACTACTATTTTCAACTGTGGCACCTAGTGTGTCTCTTGAAAGAACTTCGTTTACACCTATATAGTAACTGTCACTGTCATTTAACAATGATATATCATGACTACTTGTCCAACTATTTGTTCCAGTATAAAATGCCCACTCTTTATCGTCTCCTGATACTCTAATAACAATTCCAGCAGGACCATTTGCTGCTTCCAAACCTGCAAGATCTGCTTCACTAATCAGTGTACTATCATCTTGTATTGCAAGTTCAATTCTGTGATCTTCTACACGTAGTTTAGCAACATCTAAACTCACACTATCACCTTCAACTAAAATATTACCTGTAACACGTAGATCACCTGCAATATCAACTGTGTATGCAGGAAGTGCGTTTTGGAAAAATCCTACTTTCTTTTCACTAGCATCAAAATAAACGCTGTCTTGTAGATTATTTGTGACAAATGCTATTTTAAAATCTTGATTAGACTTTTGCATTTTCAAATTAGTTACTGCACCATCTTGTCTAATGTTTAAATCAAAATCATCACCAAGGAACAATCCGTTGTCATCTTTAATACTGATACTGCCTGTTGTGGTACTATTATTGCTTGTGCTTAAGAAACTACTTTGATCATATACATTGCCAAAATCATCTATCAATTGTTTTGCGCTATTTGCAGCACCTAGAAATTTATATGTGTCAAAACTTGCACTGATGTTGAATCCAATTTCTAAATTTGTAAATCCTGGAATACTAGGTGCCGGTGTAAATGCAACTTTTGTTTCTATACCAATCAAACTTCCGTTTATGTATCTTTTAATAACTGTTCTGTTTTGTCCTAATGTGTCTTTAATTGTTTCAACAACATCACCTGTTGTGGCTTGTGTTTTATTATATACAGGACCTACTAAAACAGTTTCAGTTCCATTCCACATAAACATTTGATCTTTAGATCCATCAATCCATATATCGCCTTCGATTAATTCTTCTGGTTGTGTTGCACTGTAAATTGTGCTGTCCGTGCTTCTAAAAGTGATTCCGTCATATACTTTTAACCTACCTGTAGCAGTATCATACCATAATTGTCCTTTGATAGGTTTGCTAGGTGCAGTTGTGTTGGAAAAATTTTCCAACATTTTAATAAAGTTTTCATTTATGCTTTCGCCAAATCCTTGATAATTTTTGCCTATAAGGTTAATATCAGCGGATGTAGTATCTAATCTTCCATCTACTAATTCTACTAATAACGATCCGTCTGTTTTGTTTAGTTTATAGGCCATTATGAAGTTACTCCGTGGTAGATAATAAAGTTAAGTGCAAGGTAGGGGTTAACAATATTCATTGGCAAGTTTTGTAAATCTAATACTCCTCCACTAGTTTCAAGTCTAGTTCCAATACCAGTTGTATCACCATCATTTGGTACACTGTCTGTGCCTGTGTATGTTGCTGAACTTGCTCCATAGTATTGATTACCGTCACCATCTTGCATATCATGTTTGTGTTCTGGTAAGTTTTCTTGTTGTATTGTAACTTCGGTATTACCATCTGTACTACCTAAATTTCCTGTAGGTATTGCATTTGGTGCTAAAGTTCTACCAGACAAACTATTGTCTGTAGACATAACAGGAAATTGCCCTCTAAGATCTGGTATTTTAAAATTACCAGTAGTTGGTGTTCCGTAATAATATGTACTACTGTTACCTGATATAAATCCTAGTGCATTTGCCAAGTCTACATATGTAACAGCTGAATATTCCTCTCCGTCACATATAAACCATCCTGTTGGTGCAACTGGCCCGCCGTACATGATAATTGTGCCAACTGGCATTGTATCTATACTACCAATTAACTGATCCGGAGTTGCCTTTGCTAGTATACCTCCCTGGTTAATTAGCAATTCATCTGATGATCTATCTACACTTGTAGCAAGTGTTTGATCGCTAATAATAGCAGGTGCAGCTTGTGTACCAAAAGTTTTTGTGCTACCACCTGTTTGTCCATCAAACACAAAACTACTACTTACAATTTGTCCTGTCATAGCAAAGGTAGTTGTGCTGTTTAATTTACCAGTACTGCCTGCTGTACCACTGACATTACCTGTAACATTACCTGTTAAATTACCAGTGATTCTATTTGCATATAGTGTATCAAATGGCAAAACCGAACTACCAATATTTCTAACATTTGCTTGATCTGGAAGTAAATTTGCAAGCGTAATATTTCCATCTATTATTGCATTACCACCAACGTTTAGATTTTTTGTTACACCTAACCCGCCTGCTGTTGTCAATGAACCTGTTGTTGGATTGTTACTTTGATCAGTGCCATTTACTCTAACATTACTATCAGTAATGATATTACCAACTACATCTAAACTTTCTGTCGGATTTAAATTATTAATACCAACATTTGTATTGCTTTTAACTCTTAATGGTACTACAAATGTTCCGTTGTTGTTAACACGTAAATCAATAGGTGCACCAGGAATAGTGTTTTCAACAATACTGTTGTTTCCTTCAACTAGTAAACTCAATGTTTTTGCATTACCAATTTCTACACCTTGATTATTTTTAATTTGTAATTTTTCAGTAACTTGATTTACAACATTATTTCTCATAAAATCAGATGAAGGAATACTTGCTCCACTAATTAATAAATTTTCAGCAATGTTTGCTGTACCATTGAATTTTGCATCGGTTAAATTTCTATTAAAATTAATGCCTACTTTAAATGGCAAAGAGCTATTGTATCCTGCAAACGGAGTCTTTGGTGAAAATTCTGATCTAGTATATATCGTTACCGGAATATCGTCAATATAATTAATAATAACAGTTCTTGTAACACTTGCAGTATCAATTATTTCTTCTACTAATGCACCACTTTTGTTACCATCACTGTAATTTGGACCTACTAGTAACCAACCACTGCCTGTGTACAAATATAGTTGACTTGTGCTTGTGTTTACCCATAGATCACCAGCAACACTGTTTGATATATCAGGTTCAAAAGGACCTTTCTTTAATCCTCCTGCTGCAACCCAATTTGTTCCGTCATAAATTTTTAACTGATCAACGTCTTGTGTAGTATCATACCACAATTGTCCTTCAACTGGATTAGCAGGAGGACTAGCATTGGCAAAATTTTCTAATAAATGTAAAAAGTTTTCATTAACACTTTGACCGTAGTCTGTTGTTAATCTGCCTGGTAATTTCATACTAGTTTCAGTATTGATGCTGTTATCTTCTACTGTAACATTACCTTTGTTTGCTTCATCTGTAAACGGAATATTGTATGGCATTAAGTGTTACCTCCACTTAAACTTTGTACTCTTACAGTGTAGTCAATTTGAATTAATCTGTTTAATGATTTTTGTACAGGATGAAAAATAACGTGTGTTAGTAATCTACCAGTTCCGCTCGGTGAGTAACCAATCAGTCCCAATTCATCAAACACAAATTGCTGTTCAGTATCAGTTGCAGTATCAAATGCATCTTGTCCATCAGGCTCACCATAATCGAGTAATGCACTTACAACAATATCAGTGTAATTTGTGCCTGTAACGTGACGTGTTTCAATCTTGTTACGCTGGGGATCTACGTTATTGACTGAACGGTCATCAACAACTTTAGAATAGGTTTGGTTGTACAAACTTGCATTTGTACCTGTACTGTTCGGTGTTAAGTATGTAATAATACCTGTAGGATCTACACTAGTTCCTCCATTACCAAAACCCATTTCATATATGAATCCTTCGCCAGCATTACCTAAACTTTCAGCAAGACTGATACTCATGTTTTCATAATGAATAGCATTACGTTTGTTAATATACACATGACCAGATTCTGGGTTGTATATTTTTATGTGTCCTTCAATGTGTACGCCACTTTGTTCATTAACCATGTTTTTATTCCGTTCCTATATTGTATTTATCGGGGTAGCGATATTGTTTTGTCTGTTATAAATTTGCATATTTCATTTTCACTGTCTGCAATGGATTTGCCTAATTCATTCCAAATTCTACCAGTTTTTCTCACAACTTCTATAATTGTACCGTCAACTGGAGGATCTATATAATCTGCAAGATAAATTGCAACTCTTGTACTTGCACCCCATGAAATTGTTTCCATAGTGTATTCTGGAGCCATTGTAATATCAGCTTCTGGAGAGTCTTGATCTACTGTAGGATCAAATGTTACAATATTATCTTTGCGTAATTTTATACCTCCCAAATAAACATCAAATTCATTTATGCTTGTAGGTGTCCAATCTAAAAGGAATTGTTTTGTACTACTATCACCAATAAACTTGGTTCTATATACTGCATCTTTATAAGGAATATTTTCTTCAATTCCCTGTCCGACTACTTTTGTATTGATAGCATATTGTTCTTTGACACCTGTACCTAGTGTTCCTCTACGTAATTGTCTTAAAACATTGCCGTTGAGTGAAAAATATTCAATACGCTCTTTGTCAATCCAAATTACTCCTGGTAGTCCTAATGCTCTATTCGGAGACTCTAGGTTTGTAGCATCTTTAAGTTGAATACTTTGATCATAGTAATTTAAAGGCTGTTGCAATTCATACTCATTTAAATTATTCAAGCGTTTATAATGGAATCTATTTAGAATATCTTTAAATATTCTAAATCCAAATTTAGGTTTACTTACTGGTGCTGCAAACTGAAGCACATCAATTGTATCGTTTGGATCAACTTTTTCATAAAGTTGAATTCCATCTTTTTTATCAGTAATTTTGTAGTCTTTTTGCGGAACTAATATTTGACCATTTTTAAACACCCAAACATAATTTGCACTTAATGCAGGTTTTTGTAACTTTACATAACCTGTGCTCAACAAGTTTTTATCTATGTATTCTTGTGATCCTGCAGGTGCTTGACTTGTGTTCCAAACTACATCATAACTGTTTCTTTCAAACTCATTTATGTCATGATTACTAAATGTATAGATATTTACTTCTTCCCATTCTTCAGGTGCTTCTAGTAAACATAAATTATCTGTTTCTTGTAACCGTACATCTTTAATTTTAAGATTTGCTGTGCTGTCATCATTTGCAATCATTTCTGGAGTATCATCGGTACTCTTTAGATCAAACAAGTCTCTTACATAGCCTTGCAATTCGATAAGCGCATTATCACCACTATATGCAAAACTTTCAACTCTTGCATTAACAACTGTGCTATCGTCGCTCAATCTAAACGATACATCTGTGCCTGCTGGAATGTTTTCTAAAGCACTGCCGCCTTCAATTTCTGCTATTGTGTTAAAGAAAAAATATTCTGCATCACGAATAATAAAGATTTCTAACAGATCTCCTGGTAATCCAATATTGTTTGATAAAATTTCAACTCTACCATTAAGTGGATCATAGTTCCATTTAGTTTCGTCTAGTGGCTCATTATTAATGTATACTTTAACATCAGAACTATTAACTTGTGTAGTGTCTTCAAATTGCCATGCATCAATATCGTAATCTCTTAGAAGTGTCATAGTATAAGATTTTCTGTATCCTGGATTTAAGAATCTAGATCCTTTACTACGCTGTACTAAAATATTATGAGAATATGGTTTTTTTACAAACGGAACAACTACATCATTTTCAAATCTATGCACTCTGTTGTTACCATCAACTAGCATAGTTTTATCAATAACCATTTCACTAAACTGATTTACATTATCGCTATATACTGTGTATTGTATAACACTGCCTGCAGGAATAACTGTTGGAAATTCTAAAACACCAAATCCAGCATCGTTAGTATCATAACCGTATTCTGTAGTGCGTTCTTTTTTAACACCGTTGATAGTCACAAATACACTTTGCTGAGTTGTAAATAAGAATGGCATTTCGTATAATGTACTAGTACCATCAGCAATAATAATATCACTGTCTACAATATCAACACCATTAGTACCAATACACAAAATACTTAGATTCTTATTTGCTTCAATAACTGTGCTGTCAGCTAAACTAATAACTTTGCGTTCAAAATCAATAACAAGATCATCGTGTCCAATTACTTCTCCGTTTACTGTTACAATTACTGTGTTTTCTGTTTGTGGTAGTAAATCAAAGTCCCATTCTAATGTGTTACCATCTGTAATATAATTACGAACTGCAATTAAGCCTTGTCCTTGAGACACCCTGTTATAAACTGTTATGTCCATAGTATCTAATACTTGCCCCGGAACTTGTTCTTCAGGACCTTTTGATGTAGTTTCTGTAACAAATCCGTCACCATCTACAACGATTTCACCCGGATCTATGCCTGTAGCAGTTGTTGTTTCAAAAGTGCCGCCACCTAAACTTACATCAAAAGCTGTACTTTCAGGAGTAAAACTACCATCACTAGTTGATTTACGCACAACTACTACATCATCCATTTGTGTTTCTATTACATCACTATCAAGGAAGATTGATTTAGTAATACCATCTCCTGTTATAGTAACCATTTTAGCGTTTGGATTTACGCCTGGCAATGGATAATTTGGATCATCAATACGTACATTGTTTAAGTAAACATTGTATTCAACGCCTGCTTCTAATTCTTTAGATAGATTAACAACTTGTGTACTACCATCTAACACAATAACTTCGTCTTCGTTGTTTGTATCAAATGTATCAAAGTCAATACCAAAACCTTGTAAATCCCAACCTAAACTTTCGCCGAAGCCAATGCTGTCCATTTGCACACCATCATAATCAATACCGTCCATTAACTGTGCAAGATCTTTACCTGGCATTCCTGTTGTTGGGTTATAGAAGAAATTAATTCTGTCTGCTGCTGTTAATAAGTCTGTTGATTTTTTATAATTAATAACTACCTCTGCATTATTTGCAGGTGCATTTGTAAACGTAATACGTCCTTTGTATCTTTCAAAATCTCTTGTTTTATCAAGTTCATTACTTATTACAAAATCACTGATAAGTTGATCAACTCCGCCTACAGTAATTGAAATATCTGCACTACGTGTACTAATTGGCCATTTTAAATTAAATTCTGTTAATCCACCATTACCAACAAATGTTTCAGTTTCATCTAATGTTGTAAATAGGTAATTTCCAGTAACACGATCAAAACGCATTAACATATGTGTGTTTCTTACTAAGTTATTACCTATGATAGCGTAAACAACTGCTTCTTCTCCATCATCGGTTAAACTACCGTTAATTGTTACAGTAGGTGTGTTAAAATAACGTGCACCACTAGTATTAACATCAATATAGCTGATACTACTACCGCCTAAATATGCAAATCCCTCTAGTGTTGGGCCGCCACCGCCGCTCACAGTCACGTTGGCTGTATTAGTATATCCACTACCTCCATTAAAAATAACAAATTGTTTGATTTCAAAACCAACGTTTTCTAACCAATTGCGTTTTGGATATGTGAATGCACTTGCACTCACATTGGTTAATTCGTTATTAATAAATTTTATTGCTTCAGGAATAACTCGTCCTGCTTCTGCATCATATGCTGGAGGTAGATCAAAGTCTGTTGTTACAGTTTGTGTTGGTTCAACTTTTTCATATGCACTAATATATTCACGTACCTTTGTACTAAATGGTTTTACTTCGTTAATATATTCTTGATAATTTGGAAGATTATCATTTTGATATGTAATTTTTTGTTGTAATTCTCCTACATTGTGTTTTGCTGTAACAAAACTAGATTTAAATATCCAATCAACATCAATTTGTTCACTAATAGCATAACGAATACTGCTAAAGAATAATTTGTTCCATTCTACTTCTAATTGATCAACAAATAAATTATTTTCAAGTGTTTTTAAAATAATTCTAATTTCTTCGCTAGGTTCTCTATCATAAAAACTAGTATCATAAATTTGTTTGTCATATCCAACACTTTCACTTTGATATAATTGTGTTGAGAATTGTATAGTGCCGTTTTGTCTACCAATTGATTTGTAATTAACAGTATAATCTACATTGACTTGATTGTCAATTTTTTCTAACAACAACCAGCCGCCAGCACCGATTGTTTCAATTTTTACAACACTACCAATTTTATCATCAATACTTTCAAGTGCATATGCACCTGGTATAATAAAGTTTATAGCAGTTTCTGCATTGTATCCTTCTGCATACCAGTCAATATAATTCCAATAAAGAGAAACGTCATAATCTTGTATTTCATTTCTAAACCATTCGCCGGTGCTGCTAATCCAATTGTATATTGCCCAGAACCCGCCAATGGCACTATCGTTTTTAACAAGCACACTAAATGGACGCACAATTAATGTTGTGGTATCTAAATAATTTTTACCACCATTTAAAACTTCTACATTTGTAATCTGTCCTAAATTGTTTATATATGTTTTAATTTCAGCGCCGGTGCCTGTACCTTCAACTGTCACAGTAGGACCGTGTCTAGTTGAACCTTCTGTGTAATTACTATCAATATATCCTCTTCCCGGATTAGTAATTGTAACAGATTTAATTTTACCGTCTTCAATTACAGGAGTAAGAACTGCTTGTGTAATTTTTGCTGTACCAATAAATCTTAGCAAACTTTCACTTTCAATTTCAGTATCCCAAAGGTTACTAAATTTACTAGGTGCTGGATCAATTTGCATCAACGGTGAAATATCAAATTCGTCTACTACAACATATTCAGTAAGTATTCCATTTACTCGCTCAATAATTTGTTTTAGAGCTTCTTTTCGGTTTACAAACATACTTTGGTTTGGTTCATTTAAAATACCAAAACGTCTAGCAATACTTACTCTTGTATCTGGTAATTGAATGTTTTGCTCGTTATAACCTACTAAACTATCTACCCATTTGTCAACAATATCGGCGTTTGGTTTGCTACTTGCTAGTCCTTCTGTTAACAATTGATATTCACTGTGAATATTATTATTTTCATTATCAGTTGTGTAATAATCAATATGTAAAATTGTATCTTTGTCTTTGATTAAATTTTTAACATTGTGTAAAGCATAATTTTTGCTATCAAATAAATTGATATATCTATACCCTTGTGCTGCTGGATCTTTAATTAGATTTGCAACATCTATTGCTGATATTTTTCTGCCATAGGTATTAGGTAATGTTGTTTTAGATTTAACCCAGAAATAATATTTGGGTATTGCAACACCCGTTACAGCATCATAACTGTTAGCCACAGTATAGGTTTCATCTCCGTATAAACTTAGGCCGCTAATTCCTTCTGCTAAACCTTCAGTTGTATCAGCTAGTTCATCCCATTCGCTAGGAATGTAATCACTTTCAACCCATTCATAAACATCAACATCAAATCCTGGAATAATTTGATTCCATGTATTTGTTTTGAATTGCAGATCGCCTTGATATGGATTGTACCATTTTATTGTGTTTAGGTTCCACCATAATTTACCTACATACTGATTTGACCAAAGATCTTTGGTTCCTGTGTCAGTTGGTCCTACATTGTAAACAGCAGGGTCATAATATAACTTGTATGATAGTTCTTGTTCCGCTGGACCTGCAATACGTCCTTGTATCGGATCAATAAAATCTAAATATGTTATTAAATCTTTTGTAGTGTTATCGTACAACCAAACACCTTTTATTTTGCTTAAATTTACAAAAGGTTCTATTTGAGAATTTACGGTCCATGCAGTTGAATTTAAATCTGCTCTGTAATCTTGTATTACTCCATTATTGTTTGTAGAATCACCTAATAACTCATCTAACGGTTGAGAAGGTGCAACCATGTACAAATGGTTTCTATTTAGATATCCATAATTCATAGAAGATTTACTAATATCTGTGCTAGAATATAATTTTTCAGCGTATATTAATTTGTCATTGATTGTTTCGTATATATAAACTTGACTGTTGTCTTCTACAGTATCAACAATATTTGTTGCACCATTGTCAAATATAGTTTCGCCATTATCAATAGTTAGTGCAAATTCAGTGTCGCCACGTTGACTGGTAACTGCTAATTTGTCACCATCTAAATCTACAAATACACCAAACCTATTGTTTTTTTCTCCATCGGGTGAAAATAATTTTTGATCTAAAACAAATTGTTGATTTTCTAATTTGTAAATGTAAACTTGACCATTTGTAATTCCTGCTTCGTCTGAGTCAGGTGCGCCTACTGCTAATTTATTTCCTAATGTATTCAAAGAAACACTGTGACCAAAAAATTCATCATCAACAGGAGAATCAATGTTTTGATCAAAAACATATCTTCCATTTTGTTTTCTATAAATTGCAACCCTAAATTCTGCTGCTGCTAGAACACCCGAAAGTGCAATTACTTCACCGTTACCACTTATATCAAATGTAATACCAACGTCAGTTGCTAAACCAAAACCACTACTATCTTCATTATAAAGATCGGTAGTTTCAGATAAATCAGAAGTCAAATAACCTGTATAATCTACAAATGTATCCAATTGATTCCAGTGATTTGCATCAAAAGGATTGCCCGGGAATACTGTTTGATTGGCTTGATATAATTCACCTTCGTAGTATACAATTTCGTTTTCTATGTATTTTGCTATACTTTGCCATTCGCCTCTATAATCATCATCAATATTATATGAGTATGATTCTACATCACTAATTCCACCGTTGTTAATAATGTACAATCTTCCATTATCTGCTAAACTTCTTACAAACAAAGAATGGTCATAATCGCCCGGCGAAACAACTTTTAAACCAATACCAAACTTTTCAAAACTTCCCGGAGCACTGCTGGTAATTACATCCACTAAATCAAAATTGTTGTCAATTAATTTTTTATAAATGTAAACAACACCTTGTTCTGTGTATATTCCGCGGTCGGCATTTGGATCTGCAGGTATTATTTTTACACGCTTCCAGTCTTGACTTTCCAAGTTAATTGTGCTACTTTCAACTGTAACAGTTCTTAATGCTTCCCATAGCACACCTTTGCTGCTAACAATATCACCTTGGCTATATTCTTCTAAAGGATCTAATGCACCTTTGTATCTTGTTCTAACGCTGGAAGCTAATGGAGCGCCAACATATAGATACAAACCATTAGGTGTCATTGCAACACTATCACCAAAATCACTGTCTGGTGCGTCATGATATAATTCACTTGGTTCTAGCGTTTGATTTAGTCTAAACTCTAGTGCATCACTTCCTCTTGTGTAAATATAAACTTTGCCATTGTCAATATCTGGTACACCTACTGCTAAAATTGTGTTGTTATAACTTGCTGCAATACTTTGTCCAAATAATTTACTACTTTCTTGTGTTGCTAAAATATTCTGTATTTTTTGTAAAGTAGGTTTATTATCATATGTTGCAGCAATTCCGTTACCTACATCATCAATCCAAAATCTATCATTGTTTAAATCGTAATTTTGTAAAGCAATGTTTATATCACTAACTTGAGTAACTCTTCTAATGCAGAATTCACTTACAATACCTAGTGTACTGTCTGCCAAATCAATATAATCATCACTAATAGGATTATCAGTTTCAATTTCAATGTTTGGTTGAGATACAGTGCTGTCTGCATTGTTAACAATATTTCTTTGAATATTTGTTGCTAACCAAAATCCGTTTACCTCATCATTGATATTGTTAATACCTATAATGGCATCTTCTTCTAATTCAATATTGGTATTAAAATACATTTTAAAACCTAAATCAGTTTTTTCAATGTGAGTAATTTTGTATGGTGCAATCACATGACGATAAACCATCCAACTATTTTCATCTTTTGGTGTCCAAACATATGAACCAATATCTACAGTATCAATATCAACTGTTAAAATATCTTCTAATACTTTTGCTAAAAAGTCAACTTGGTCTAATTTAACATAACCGCCAGTTTTTGTGTATTCATTTACAGTGTTGTTAACAGGTAAAAATCCTGCATCATAATTATTAGGTTTTAACAAAACATCAGAACTAGGGTATTGATACACTAAATCTGTTCTAGTATTGTCAATTTGATTAACAAGTTCCATTGTTTGAGGTTCAATTCTAAATTGTTTTTCATCTAATTTAAACTCAACTTCATCAAAACTAGAAATTGCACCATATTGACCAACACGCACTGCCCATTCTTCGTATAGTTCGATACTGTCTTGGTTAGCACTACCTAGTTTATCAAATAATTTTGTTATACTATTGCTGGTGCCTTTATCCTGTATAAAACCTTGATAGAATTTGTATTGGCTAACATCATCTTGTATAATATTAGACAAGTAGTTGCGTTTTTGATAACCAATTAAATGTTGTGCTAACCTTTGTTGTTCACTATCAAAATTGTCTGTATCTAAATCATAAAAATCTGCAAATTGATTTGCACGGTAATCCCAGTTTGGTTGTAATTTATTTTCAGGTTTTTCTGGTAATCTCGACCAAAGATTAAAATCAAAATTTTGTGTGCCGCTGTGTGATACATTTGCAGCATAATAAAACTCTTTAAATTTAACTAGTTCACCTACAGTGTAATCTTTATATGATTTCCATTCTGTGATACGAGCATCATCGTAAATAAAACCTGGAATATTTAAACTACCATTCCAGTTATCTGTTCTATATCCAACAGCCTTAATTCGTTGTTGACGATAACCTGTATTTTTACTAAAAATAACATCATTGAAAACTGTTGTATTATCAATTAAAACAACATGTTCTTTTTGAATTAATGGTAATTTAATTAAGAAAATACCATCTTCTGAAGATGTTAATTGAAAATTATTTAGATTATCTCTATATACATTAAAAAAGTTAAAATTTAATTTTTTACTATTTTGATTTAAAATAGGATAATTATAGAAACTATTAAACAAATCATCAACAACATAATAATCTTTTGAAAACACTAAATTGTTTGCAGCAGGACTTAAAGTTATAATACTAGAAGCAGCCCAGTTTTGGCTTGTCCAGAACATAAATTCTTTTGCTGCTAAATTCCAATTTTCAATTGCCTCTGTTTGTTTATTGAAATAATCAAAAACAAATCCTTGACTTTTTAAATACTTTTGATAACCTAATAGAAAATTTACTACATCTTGAACTGAGGAGAAAACTGTTCCATAATTTATTCTAGAAATATTGCTTTCGTAACGTTTCCTAAAGTATGCATTAACTCCTCCTATATTTGGCAAACTACCAAGAGGTGTAAATTTTGTTTCATCAAATTGATCTTGAGAAACGTGTGTAACATTTACTCTGTAATATCTATCATTAGACTCAACAATTTTGCCTGCAATATATGTTTGATTTACATTCCACCTTGAGAAACTTTCGCTTATACCACCTACATTAACGACAGGATCGTTTGCACTTTCTATAGCTGCATTGTAATAAAAATATGGATCTTCTTGATCGTATCCTGAAACTTTAAATCCTCTACTGACTTTTTCAATAATTACACCACTGTATGTTACTACTTTTAATGGAGCACTACTTCTAAAAGTTAGGTCGTAATTTTCAAAAGGTACAAAAACATTACCTTGATTTAACGGTGTTTTGCTATCAAGAACTAATTTAAGTTTTTCTTTGTTTGCAAACCCTGCAACTTTAAAACCAATTTTATTATCTATCTTTTTTACGTTATCTATATATGTTTCATATGAAAATTCTGTATTTAAATTTACATATTCTGAAATATAATTTAAAAGACCTCCAGTTATATTACTGTTAATTTTAGGAAATATTGTATTTTTTGTGTCTATACGTTTATCAGTTGCACTGTACACATAATTTCCTGCATTGTCTCGTATAATGCGTGATCTGTCGTACCCAATACCAATTGTGTGAGCAGGACGTAATAATATCATTGCTACAAGTAATGAAAAAGGATATCCACTACTTCTACGCCAAGCTGCTTCTACAGGTGCATAATCTCCAAATACATATTCAATACTTTGTTGTACAGAAAAACTAAAATTTTGTGCATATCCACTTTCTAAAGGAGATAACAATTGTCCATTTTCGTTTACTGGAATATGTGATAATAAATTTGTTCTGACATATTTAGATTTAACTTTTACAGGTTGTCCTGGTTCACGTACAATACCTTTTTGTAAATCTGACCATAAAATTAAGTTATTGCTTGTGTATGGAGCAGGGCCATAAACATCTACCCACCATGTAGGTTCGCTTGAAAATCCTAACATTTCCCAAGGATGTGTGTGAGGACGATCGGTATCATACGCTTGTATATAAGCGCCTCTCCAAAAACCTGGTAGAAGTTGATTATTACTGTTTACACTTTTACTGTAGTTGTATGTAAATGAATCACCTTGTACTAAAAAATTATTGTCTGTATAGTCATTAATTTTAGCAACATCTAGCCATTTTACAAAATCAGTAATAATAATGTCGTCGATACTTTGTTTAGACACACCTGTATCTCTGCTAAAACCGCCAACAATATCATGAATATCAAATATATCAACATCATATTCAATTTTTAAGTTGTTATAGATACGTTTTTCTAATTCTAAAATTAAATCATCTCTATAATCATTGTATGCAATAATAATACTACCATCATGTCCTCTAATTACATTAGTGCTTTCATTGTATGATGTATCTAAAAATTTCTCTGGTTTATATGAAGGATACAATCCTATTTTTGTAGGTGTTGGTGGAATAAAACTTCCTTCAGTATTTGTATATTCATAAATTTTAATTGTATCGCCAATGTCAAAATCTTTTGTAATATTAACAAAACCATTGTTTGTAAATGTGTAATCATACCCATAAACTAATTGCTCGTCATTAATATAAACATACACTGCCACATTACTAATACTTGTTTTACTAAACGGTTTACTCAATGCATATGTTTTTAATCTATTATCTAAAACATCATATTCTATTTTTGCACTACCACCTGTACCGGCCATATCTGTACTATAAAAATTTGTTTTTTCTGTTTTATCTTCGTTTAATAAATTAAAAATAAAATCCACATGCTCTTTTAATGTGCCATTAAAAGTATTGTCAGTTGCAATTTGTATAAATTGTCTTTTAAATTTTTGATATTCGTTAGATGCATACCTAATAGATTTTATCAAGTTTGCATTTTTTGATACCAGATTATACATAGAAAGATTAATTGGTCCGCTATGCTGAATAAATTTTCTGCCATATGCTGCAACATCACCTAAATCTCTTAAATTACTAATACCCGGTTGTATGCCTTGAAATCCTTTGACTTCTGAAATTAATCCTTCAACATGATCATTAACTTCACCAAGTGTAAATTCGGTAATATTTTCATTTAAAGGATTTCTTTCTAAATTATATGGAATTTCATAATAACCATTTTGATTTTTATCAGCTTTGCTATGTGTCTTTATAACAACAATATCATTAAAATTTAAATTACTGTTAAAAATAATAATTTTAGTTTTACTAGAATTTGATAATGTGTAATCTAAACCTTCTGTTTTATACTGACTGTTTACATATACTTTTACTTCTAAGTCTGTTAATTCAGCACTATTGTTGTATACATCAATTGGAAAATTATTAATATATTCTTCGCCAGTAAATTTACGCACAACAGACTGTTGAGATTTTGTGTTTGCTTTTTTCCAAGCATTTACAAATTGGTCAGTTTGATTTACATACTTTTTTAAGAATAATTTGTCGCTTTGTAATTGCACAAAATCGTTGTCAACTTTATAATTGTATTCTTTGCTTAACAAAGGAAAATCAAAAACAATATCACCAATGTTAACAAAGTTTTGATATGTTAATGGAAATCCTAATTCGGGATCGTTTGTACCTTCACCAACACGATAATTAAAAATTCTGTTTCCTACAAATTCTGTGCTGTCATAAATTGTTTGGTCGCCTATACTGTTTCCATCTTTATCAAACAAATCAAAAAGAGGAGACTGATTTATACCTGATTTATCTTGTGCTTTGTTCCATTGATTGCCATCATACCAATACATACAACCAGCATTAACATCACCATCTAAAATTAAAATTGTTTCGTTTTCTACTGGAAGTGTATCTTCTGTTTCTAACAAACTAATTTGTGTGTTATTATTATGTGTAATAAAATTAACTTCGTAAATTTTACCATTTACAAGAGAGTCTGGATCACCTGTGAATAGTACACGCATTCCATCTGCTAAATCTACACCGTCAACGTTATAACCTGCACTGCCTTCAATTGTGCTAAAAACATCAGGTGTAAAAGTATCAACTAAATCTACTGCTGCTTTTGCTTTGTTACCATGATTAAACAATCTTAAGTTTGGTTCAAATTCAATGATAGGTCTAAGTGCTCTAAGATCTTCAAAAATTTCAATAGGTGTATTGTTAATTTCTGCACTTTTTTCTATAACACTTTTATGTGTCCAACGGTTGTATCTACTCCAAGGGTTTTTACTTTTATCTCTACGGTTGATACAAACATAATCTTTTGTTCCTGCAAAACTTTTTGCATCACCAAACGGCACTCTGTCAAACGGATTGATGTCAAATGGTACTTGTGTATCCTGTGTAAAGATTGCAGGCACTTGTAAATCTTTTACAGCAACTAATTCAATACTTTCACCAACGCCTTCTACATAATATAATCCTTGCTCATAAGACTCAGGATAAACTGTGCCTGTAAAGTATACCTTCATACCATTAGAAAAGTCCCAACCATCTACTGTTTTATAAGTTTTCTTTCCTAAGATTTCTTCTTCAACATTTAGAACTGTTGATTCTTCAATATCAAATAAATTTAAATTACCACTAACATTAATATCATTTTGACTGATATAATACAGGTTGTCAGGCGCATTCATTGGCACTGTAAATTCTAACACGCCTTTTTCTAAGAATCCATCACCTACTAAATCTTCTCTAAACACAACAGTATCGTCATATTCTTCTGTGATAGATACACCTTCTAAATATAAATTTTCTACATATTCTGTACTGTCAGCATAAGGAACATTTTTTAATCTGCTTAATGCAATACCAAAAGGATGGCCCGGAGTATCTACTTCAAATCTATATGTTTGACCTCTGTACAGAGTTAATATTTTATTACGAGTAACTCCGTCAGGTGTAAATACAAATGCTGCATCCCCGTCATCATATTCAAGTCTAACTTGTAATGTGCTTACAACATCAATACCTGTTCCTCTAACAGGAACTTCTTGTGGTCCATTTGGTAACCAATAATATTCACGGAAGTTTGTGAACTTGTCGAAATCAATATGCGGATTCCATGCATAAAACTCTTGAGCAAACAATTTGTCATGGTTGGTTGTATTACCGCCAAAGCCGCTAATTTGTCCAAGTAAATCTAAATAATCAGCATTGAATTCAACATTGCCAATATCATCTTCAATAATTGTGTATGGTTCTAATTGATAGTTTTCTCTTTCGCTGTTTACATCAGAGATATAGTTGTCTGAGATTACTGCTGCTTTTGCTTCTCTACTTCCAACAAATCCATTTAATTTTTCAACTACACCAGGCGATGTTAACTGATCTAATGTGCTACCTATAAATTTTTTGTTAGCATCTGTACGAAAATATCTTGGAAGTAAAGACGCATTGGTTCTTTTACTATCATTGCGACCTGGAATTGGATATTCGTTTTGGTTATCTTCGTATGCCATTAGTAATCATTTCCTTCGGTAATAATATTGGTATTTGTCACGCTACTTTGTATTCCTGTGTTTAATACTTCGTCACTAGTTACTACTGTTCCTGTGGCTTTTAATCTTGCTGCTGTAATACTGTCAATAACTTCTACGTCACTAACATTTGCAGCATTTACAAATATTTCATCATTTTCGCAAACTATTTCGTATAGGCTACCAAACACTTGTGTCTCACTTTTTGGTACTAGCACAATACTAGCTACATCAGGAGAAACTTGCTTCATAACATATGCTGCTAATTCACTAAAATAAAATGTTTCTCCAAAGTCCCAATTTTCAAGTGCAAAATATTCATTAATACTGTCAATAACTCTTGATTTTACTTCGTTGTCGTTTACAACTCTTGCTGTGTTTTTTACAATCTTAATTGTTGCTTGCAAATCTTCATCTGCTAAACTACCAAACAATGGCTTGTATTTTACTGGATGATAAATTAATTCATCAGATATAGATTTAATCTTCTTAATATCTTGTCCATAATTTAAATACAATGCATCACTGCTAGGCGGCAATGGTCTACTTGTAATATCACCTTTTATGAATTTCCTAAATTCAGTATCATAGGTTTTTTCTAAAAGATACAAATCAATTATGTTGCTACTGCTTGGATCAATTCTGCGATTTTCTGCTGCGGCATGTCTGTAATTAAATCTTAATTTGTCTCTACCTTTGTACGCACGCCAATTAATGTCTAGTTCTAAACCAGTCATTAAACTGTTAATTCTTTTGAACACATCTTTGCTGCTGATATAAAAAACTGGATTGTTTGTGTAAGAACTTAAAGATCCTGCTGCACCTTCGTTTGTAATAACAATAATATTGTTTTCTTCAGCATCTACATATTCATAAGTTTCTACATCATTTCTTAAAATTTTCTTAGCAAAAACATATTTGGTATCTGGCAAATAATCTGGTGCAACAATTTGTGTAAACAAATCAGGATCATCAATTACACCATCGTTGTCCGTATCAACAAATCCAACTTCTAATTTTTTACTGTCAACGTAACCAGCATCGCCTCTGTACGCACTAATTACTTGCCACTTCCAATTTTGTGTAAAGTTGGTTAAACTATCTGGAATGTTATTGTTGCTTAAAACATCAATTGTGTCAGTTACAATTTGTCCTGTTTTACTATCATAAATTCTATCATTTCCGTCAAAGTAAAAACGTATTTGTTCGTCGCTTTCAAACACATAGCGTAATCCACGATGTGTTACAGTGTAAGTTTCGCCATTGGTTTCAAATAAAAATATCCAACTACTATCTTGGTTAGTACCTGTTGCATCGCCAGTACGACCTTGACTGAATTCGTTAACTGTATCTAAATTTAAATTTGTAATGACTTTCCAGTCTGTTGTTTCTGGGTCGTATCTTAAACCAAATGTTTTATATGAGAATATTTGATCAACCATTTGAGACAATGTATCTTCTACAATTGTTAAATTTAATACTGGAATAATTTCTGTTAGTATTGATGTTGCTGGAATATTATCATTTAATAATATAGGGCCTAAATCGCTATCAATATCTTGCACAGTTCCATTTTCAAATACGCTAATAATTTTAGTCCAGATATAGGTTTTATCTCCAAGTGCATTTGGTGTTCCAGTAATTAAAGTATTGTCTTTATTAAAATATTTTCCTGCTGGAGCAGTAAATTTAATTAAACTTCCAGGAGCAACAAAACGCATTACGCTGGCTGTAAAACTGCTAACTGCAATTGGTATCTCAAATTGGTCTTGAAATATACCCGAGCTTTGATTAGTATCATTTGTTGTAGGATTCCATGTGAAGTTTAAATCTTCAACACTGGTATTTCTGTCAAAATATTTGTAGTAGAAATTTTTGGTCTGGGTGTGTTTGATAATTTCAATTACTTGGTTATTGATAACACTTTCAATATCAGTTCTAGTTGTAAAATCAAAGCTAAACTTTTTTGCTAAATCTTCTGTAAAAATACTGCCATCATCACCAAACATCAAAGTGTTGCTGTACTTGCCAGTTGCATCACGTAAATCATAATATCTACTAATACCACTGCTGGTTCTGTTTACACTTTTTGTTTTGATAATTTGTTGGCTTACACCAAGTGGACCTATGTTATAATCTTCACCTGTGATTAATCTATTTTGTGTGTAAAACGTACTTGGTGCATTTGTTTTTATGCTTTCATCTGTTTCACTGGCATCTGCATTAGATACACTGTTTTGCAAATCTAATACTAAATTCAATGTTTCGTTTGTATTATTTTTACTTAGGTATGGTACTTGTATTTGAATACCAACTAAGTCTGCAGGATTAATTTTATATTGTTCATTTGAACTTGTTCTATAATAAACTTTAAAACTACCTTTAGGTAGTGTACCAAAAACACCGTCACTAAAGATTAAACTAATTCTATCATTGATTCTACTTAATACGCCGTATATATCACGTACACCTTTTTCAACACTGTTGTACACAATATTATTGCCTTCAACTGAACTAACTTTAGTCCAAAGATCTTGTTCGTCTCCGTTGCTGTCAAGTTTGTATAACCAAACGTCTGTTTCGTTTATATTGTCTGTGTCAATGTTTACAGTTGTATTAGGTACAGGATTTGTAATCGAAAACACGTTGTTGTTTAATACACCTTGTCTAAAATGGAAAAAGAATCCACTGTTTGCACTGCCTGCACCTTGTCCGTTGTCTCTGTACAAGAATGCTAATTTGTTGCCTGGAAATGGTTCTTCTTCATAGATAAAATTATCACCTGTGTCAATGCCTACACTGGTAATTTCAAACTTTCTACTTTTGTTATCAACTGTTTTAGTAAAACTAAAAACAGGAACATCAGTGTTTGTACCGTTAAATCTATATTGTTCTGTAATAATACCATCTACATTTGTTTTTTTAATTGGACGTCCAAAACGTGAATTTGATGGCAATGCTGCATTAAGAACTTTTGTAAATTGTTCATACCAATCAGGATTGGTTGCATCATTCCATAAAATTGTTTGCCCACTGAGATTATTATTGTTTGCATCAAACACGTCTTCGGTTGTGCTGATACTGTCAATTTTCAACAAACCATTTGCAGTTGTATTTCTGCTTGCATTATAACTGATTAATCGTGCAAGGCGGAGAATGCTTTCTCTACGCTCTGCTGTTTCGATATAATTTTCTCTAGCATTTAGGTCTGTGCGGAAGGCTAAGTTTTGACCTAAAAATGCAATCAAATCGATAAGTGCAAGATATTCTGAGCTTTCAATATAATCGTTATAATCCTCAGGATAGTTTTCTCTGATGTATGTGATCATTGTCCTACGTAGATTGTCAAAGTCGTAGCTTTGGAAATCTGCGTACTTGAAACTTTGATATATTGTTTTCCAATCTTCTGCTAATAGAAGTCGATTTTGCCTGTCTGTCGTTGACATATGCCATTCCTCACTTTATAGTATATTTACCTGAAGTAATAATGTGCGTATATTAAAGAAGACCGTTGTTTTGGTCAAATTTTATACGCATGGTTTCGCTAATACTGTATGGAATATAAGTGAGTGTACAGTCAACTTGTAATCCACTTTCGTATGCATCAACTGTAACAGTTTCTACGCTGATACGAGGATCATAATTGATTACTTCTGTAATATCTTGAATAATCAATTCTTTTAGATCTTCTGTAAATGGTTCAAATAGTACGTCCCAAATAACAGTGCCAAACATAGGGTTTTCTAGTTTTTCGCCTTTGCGAATATGGAAGTGATTTATAATGTCTTGCTTGATTATTTCCAAGTCATATAAATTAAATCCACGTGGATTGGCTACGGT